ACTCGTTGAAACCCGAGTATTCCATCACAGACTGAGGCGTAACAGTCATACAATCCCTCCTCGCTGATACCGTAAACCTTCAGCAAGAATTCGTGAAAGCAGTCGGGGTCGATAGTCTTTGCATTGATGGTCATGTCTTTCAGTTGCTCTGCAGTGTACTTGTAAGCACAAGCCTGATTCCTAAAATCGAGGAAAGGCTTGATGCTCAATTGTTCGGCTGTCTGTAGTAGAAGTTCCCTTATTCTGGCCACGTGGCGATGCTCATAAGCAGCTGACAGCAACTTGCCAGCCATATAATCTTCATCGCTGACTGCCCGATTGTTATTACATCGGATAGGCAGTTTGCACACGACGCGGCCAAAAGACGGAACGGGGAATGTACGTTTAAATCCTGGTACAAAGCGTTTGCGTAAGAACGTCGCTTTCTCCCGCACGTTATGATAGACACCTTCAGTCTTCATACCAGATTCCTTCGCCACCTCTTCGAACGCGTTCTCGACACGCGAACGATCCTGTGAGGTGTACGTCAATCCATCATCCCCGTATACCAAAGTAGTACTCTCCGTGATGCCAGCTCGCTCCAAAGCCGCGAGTGAAGTGCATGCGTTAACATAGCCGTTGCCAGTGGTGGTAGTAACCTCACCACTCCATCTTTGACCCTTCACTCGACCCTTAACACCATATCTCGTGAATACCCTCACGCTAGTGTTAGAAGCGAACTCACGGACGAACCACTTAGGCGCGCCAAGTTTGTAGTAAAACATGGCTTCCCATTTACGGACAGCGGCGGGTTGCGTTCCGTCGTTGTTCTTGAAATCGTTCTCGAAGACATTGCCCTTAGTATGATGAACTATTTCTGCTATCTCGTCTGCTGTCATGCCTACACAGTAAATGACTTCATTCCCTTTGTTCTTGGGATTCCTCCTGTTAAGCTCTTCAGCAATACGGCGAGACAAATAATACACAACGGAGCCCATTACAAGATTGTACATGTCGCCTCCTTGATAGACGACTCGTGGCTGGGCGCCATCATGTTTTACAAGAACCTCCGATTTCGCAAACACTGTCTTGTCCGTATATCCAGGTAGCGTGAAGTCCGCAGCATCCAAGCACGCCTGTAGCCTCTCCCGCTTTTGCCCGCTCATCTCGTC